TATATTAGGTGCATTATTATTATAAGGATTTCTCGCCACAATAGGATAATGATATGCTTGTGAATTAGCACTCCATACTTCTAATGGTTCAGTAGGACTTGTAGTACCTATACCTACATTACCTGTTCCTGTAATTCTCATTTTTTCAGCATTACTAGCGTGAAATACAACATCTGCACCATCATTACTCCAAATGTTTTCTATTCTCATATTATTGCTACCATCTAATCCTATACCACCTGTTACTGCACCACCATCTTGTGCAAACAATACTTGTGGATTGTCTAGTTCATTATCATTATCTGTATCGGCTTCAATTTTTAGTTGAACATCTCCACTACTAGATGCTAAATGTAATAATGTATCAGGACTTGTAGTGCCTATGCCAACTTCGCCTGTATTTATAATAGTCATTCTTGCATCTGATATAGTAGCATCTGCTGTACCTGCTGTACTATTATTACAAAAATATAAATTACCTCTACCTGAACCTAAACCTTTGTTTTCAAAAAATATACCTGATTTAGAATATCCTGCTGCAACTGCACCAATTAATATACCTGTTGCCGAACCATCTCCATCTACATCTTTATTAATTCTTAATAATGGGTCTAAATCTGTTCCTGCACCACCATTTATTTCTAAAGCAATATCAGGACTTGTAGTACCTATACCTACATTTTTTGCAAAATTTATTTTATCATCTTCAAATGTTGCTACAGTTTCTTCTCCACCTGAACCTGCTGTACTTGTATTTGCTCGTATTTGAACTGTTCCATTAGATGCTCTATTACATAAAGAAACTACATCAGAAGCAGGAAAATGTAAAGCGAATCTAGAATTACCACCTGAATCTTTATATACTATACCCTCACCTGAACCCCCTGAGTTACCTTGAAAATAAATTTGTGAACCTGTACCTGCTATATGAAGTTCTTGTTCAGGACTTGCAGTACCTATGCCTACTCTATTGTTGGTACTATCTACTTTTAGTGTTGTTGTATCAAATGTAGCATCGCCTGATACTGTTAAACTACCTAATGTTCCTACACTTGTAAGTGATGAATTAACTACTGTGCTACCTAATGTAGTTTGGTCTAATACATCATTACCTGCTACATTAAATTTATGCCCACTTTGTATTCTAAAATCTCCATCTAATACTGTATTACCATCATTTTCTATTCTAAATAATTCAGTAGCAGTAGCATCTGTTCCACCTTTTAATACTTCAAAGTGTCCTGTTCCATTATTATTACCATCTACTATTAAGGCAACATTTGTTACACTACTTACTAATGTTTGATTTGCAGGACTACCTGAATCATCATCAAATTCTATAAAGTTATAATCACCTGTTGTATCACTTTTAATTTTATTATCAGCATCTAATATAATATGCCCACTAAATGTAGTATTAGAACTAAATGTTTTTGCACCTGTGATTGTTTCTGTACCTGCTAGTCCTACTTTAGTTGCTAAACTATTAGTAACTGTAGTAGCAAAACTAGCATCATCGCCAAGTGCAGCAGCAAGTTCGTTAAGTGTATCTAGTGCAGCAGGAGCAGAATCTATTAAAGCATCTATCTTTACTTGTGCTAATGTATTGACTTCATCATCAAAGTCGTAAATTAAATCGTGTGATAGTTTAGTTTTTAGTGTACCTGTAATATCTAGGTCGCCATCAACTCTAAATAAGCCACTATCAGAACCATCAGGTAAAGGGGAGGAGATTCCTAATATAGAAGCCTCCCCACCAATTTTTAAAGGTTGTAAATCATTAGACAAAGGATAGCCATCACCTAAAGTGACTTCATTAACTAAACGGTTATCTTTTGTCTTAGCATAAGGCATTAATCTACTCGTAACCCCTTAATAAATCCTCTTACAGCTGAACCTACAAAGTTATCTAGTAAATCTACAAACCAAGGCTCTATAGTCTTATTCCATATACCTTTTGTAAATTTCCACTTAGATAACCCCAAAGTCATAACTTTACCTGCTGAGTAGCATATTGACTCCACCCAACCACAAATCTCTTTATTTGGTACCTTTTTGAGGATATATAGTGCTATTCCACCACCTGTACCACCCATTAGTAATCCTGAATTACTCATTAAAAAATCTAACATATTGTTTCTCCTATTTATACTTTTTTATTATTGGTCTTATTTTACTCCACAACTCATCGTCTTTTTTTGATTTAGTTGTTTTGACTATCAAATCGCCAATCATTAATAATACAGAAACTCCACCTTTTTTGGCTATCCATCTAGCTAATAAGACTTTAATCATTTCTTGTTTCCATCTATTAGCTCACCCCATAATGAAGTTCTGCCATTTATTATCTGTATTATGTGAACTGTAAAAAGTCCACCTTTAAAAAAATCTACTATTGCAAATGCGTGTGCCCAATTTATCGGTCTACCACCAAGCCAAGAATTTGCTTCGTCACTCATATCTTTCAAACATCCGATACTCCAAGCAGACCTAGGTCCGTCTTTATGAGTAACAGACATCTGTTGGAGTTCGTGCCAATGTCCATACATAATATTACAACCAAGTTTACGCAAATGGTTGGAAGTATGATATTGCCCTCCATAATGGTGTCCGTGATATAGGTATAATTTACCTAATTTTAAGTGTTTTCCAAAGGGAATATATTTATATCCTCTATCCTTTAGATTAACTGCATTGGCAAATTTATACTGAGGTATGTAAGGATACTTTTCTACAGCAAAGTTTAACCAATTATCGTGGTTACCTTCTGTGATGTATCTTTCGTGACAATTAACTTTGTCAAGAACCTCATCAATCTGGTCCATACCTGCATTTACATCTTTTACATCTCTATCGAAATCTTCTATAAGGTATTCTAATGGTGGAGCTTTCTTTCTTTTAAATCTCCAAGCACTAAATGAGTGCCATTCCCCAACATCACCTATATCTACATACGCATCAGGCTTAACTATCTCTATAGTTTTTTTCAGACAGTTTATAGCAGGTTGGTCGTGTAGTGGAAAGTGTTTGTCAGGCGTTACAATTACTCTTTTAACTACGCCTCTATCCATCTATTTTATCTCACTTTTTATTTGTTTTATACGATATAAAAAATATGCGATAAGCACTACCATATACCCAACTTCTACAACTGGACCAAATAAATCAATACACTTTACAAAATATCCACTTAATCCAAGCGTACCAACTTTTATACTGTCAATGTCCAAAATCTACCTCTTTTACCCTATCGCTTAATTCTTTTGCCCTATTAGGTGTTTGTTTCGCCCAAAGGCTATCTAACATCTCTACTGATGCTTCTTCAAACTGTCTGTCCTGTAAATAAGAAATAGTTTTCTTAAACTTAGAAAAACCATTTACACCTAATTGATAACACATCTCTAAAACAACATCTTTAATCTCTTGTGGCATATACATAAACCAACTAAACTTAAAATTAACACTATCTTCTAAATTGTGTAATTTACGTTCAAGAATAATGTCGCATATATCTCTATCTAATTCTAAATCTTTTATTGCAAAACCGTAGCCTATAGTATCTATACCTAAACTATCTTTATACACTATACCTACATAACCTTCGTGTTTTTTAATGCTGTCTATTAAGCTCATTTTTTCTTTCTAAATATTTTATTATAAAAGGAGGGAGTAAAAACTCCCCCCTTTATATATTGCATTTAGTTTATACTATACGTTTTTAGATAAACCAATGATTCTTCTGTCACCAGCAGTAGCAGAGTTTCTAACTGCACAACCATAGATAGCATCTACAGTAATTAAGTCAGAAAGTTCTGTGTGTTGGTAAGATTGTTGTACTCTTGGTGATTGAGCAGCAGCATAATATAATGCTGAGTTATGAATACAGAATCCTCTAAGAATGTCATCATTAGTAGAATCATTAGTATCAAAACCAGTCCAAGCAGTTACGCCTTTGTCTGCATCAGCAGAAACAGCACCTACATCTAAGTATGGAGATTGTGTAACCACAACATTCATTCCTAAAATGTTACCTGCAACACCTGTAGAAGCGAAATCAGCACCTAATGGTCCTGCTGTACCTCTAACAAATCCTGCTGCTGAATCTAAAGCTGCTAAAGAAGCATATAAAGTAGGACTTAAAACCATTGTCCAACCTTCTGTACTTCCTGTTTCAAGAATTACTGCTTTAAATATGTCATCAATATTACCTGCTGCAAGAGCATCGCCTACTTCTAACATATCTACAGTATCTTGTGTAGCACCTGATGTACCACCGTGAGCTGTAGTTAGATTATCAACTATTTTATACATTAAGTAATTATCAACACCTCTACCTATTGCATAAGCTAATTGGTCAGAATACATATTAAATAAATTGTATGATGACTGAGCTTTTAATGCGTCAGGAATCCATAAAGATGTAACTTTATGTTGGTCTATACTTAATGAAGTTTCAGTTGCTACCATTGAACCACCTGAAGCTACGTCAGAAGCAATAGGTGTACCTTGTGCAACATCACCTAATGGTGTAACACCAATGTGTGGTAGGTGTATTTTATCTGCACCAACAGCTTCAGATGATAAATCATTAGCTAAAGGTAACATTACTGTGTTTGTTCTGAATTTATCAAGAATTGCTTGACCCCATACTTCAGGTACAAATTCTTGTCCTACTGAGTCAGCTGCAGCAGCAGATGCACCACCTTGCAGCATATTAATATCTAATGGGTCGCTTATGTTTGCCATTTATAAAACCTTCTCTTTCTATTTTTTAGCAAAAGATTTTACGATGTCTTTCCAATTTCTTTCTTTGTCTTGTTTTGACATATTATGCCATTCATCAGACATAGGTTTACCTTTAACAGTTGCCCTAACACTAGGTTCTGACGGTGTTTTAGGTTTTAATTGTGACACCATAAACTCTAATACGTCTAAATCTTTATTTTTGAATTGTTCACGCTGTTCTTCAGGTATAGAAGATAATAACACTTCTTTTCTTTGATTGACTATACTTTCATACTTTTCTTTGTATGGAGATAAAGATTCAACTTCGGCTTCAAATTTTTCTGCCAATGTTTTAAATTCTTCTTTTTCTTTAAGTTTAGTGTTTTCTTGTTCTTGAAGTTGTTTTTTAATTTCTGATAACTGATTTTCAGCTTCCTGTGCTCTTTTTCTATACTTCTTGCTTTCTGCTATGTACTCATTCTGAGCTGATTCCTGAGTAACATTCTCTGTACCATTATCCACTACTGTTTCATTTGATACTACATTTTCTTCGGACATACTGCCCTCCTATATGTTGTGTATTTGTTAATGCAAAATACTATATCTTGCATTTCTCCTACTTCGTAAGTTAAATTAGAATGGTAGACTTATGCAAGTTTTAAATGATTACAAACAGAAATGGTTCGACTTTTTAGGGTACGAACCTCACGAGGGTCAGAGAAAGTTGCACTTTCCTACTAAAGAATCTGCAAGGTTTTTTGTTATGGTTTGTGGGAGGCGATTTGGAAAGACGACTGCGAGTGCTATGGAAGCAACCTTTTATGCTTCTCAGCCTAATCAGCGTATATGGCTTGTAGGTCTTTCGTATGATAAAGCCGATTTGATGTTCAGAGAAGTATGGGATAAGATGGTAAAAGGACATCAGAATGACATTATTAAGGCTTCCGAAAAAGAAAGATATATCAAGTTCAAGTGGGGTACTACTGTAGAAGCTAAATCGGCAGATAATCCTGATTCACTTGTAGGTGAAGGGTTAGACTTGTTGATAATAGATGAAGCAGCTAAAGTTAGACCTAGAATTTGGGATATGTATTTATCTCCCACATTATCTGATAGAAAAGGTAAAGCTGTATTTATTTCAACACCAGAAGGGTTTAATTGGTTATATGATTTATTCTTATTGGGAAAAAGTGATGAACTTTGGGAATCTCACCAAGCTCCATCTTGGGATAATGGTTTTGCTTTTCCTGAAGGTCAAGACGACAGGTTTCTTATTGAAAGAAAGCGTAATATGGCTAAAGAGCTATATGACCAAGAGTATGGAGCACAATTTACATCGTTTGAAGGTAGGGTTTATCCTTTTGATAGGAATATTGATGTCGGCTACTATCCTTATAACCCACATCTTCCTACTTTTTGTAGTATTGATTTTGGGTACAGGATGCCTTCTGTGGGATGGTATCAAACCTACAGAGTAAATGGTGAATGGCATATAAATATGATAGACGAGATAATACACGAAACAAACATTAAGACAGACGAATTAGCACAAAGAATTAGAAGTAAAAAATATAATGTTATGAGATATTATGGTGACCCAGCAGGGTTACAAGCACAAGGACAGTCAGGAGTAGGAGATATAGAAATTTTTAGAAAAATGGGTATCGCAGTAAACACAATAACAGATAAAGCATCAAGAAGCATAACAGCAGGTGTTAATCACGTTAGAAGTTTTGTAGAAAACGCCAATGGCGAAAGATACCTACACCTAAACAACAACTGTATAGGTATGGCAGAAGATTTAGAAAGTTACAGGTATCCAGAAGCTCAAGATAGTAAGCCGTTAAAACAAGAACCATTAAAAGACGGATACCACGACCACGGATGTGACCAATTAAGATATTTTTTTATTAACCATTTTCCAATTAAAAACAGACAAATAAAGGTAAGGAACAGATGATATACGAAGAAACAGATATAATACAAGAAAGTTTAAAAGAATTAAAAGTCTATAATTACAAACAAAGAGAAAATTATGTTAATAAATTATTAGATTATTACAATGGTAATGATACTGCAAATTATATAGCTTCCAAGTTTGATTTAGAAGCATTTAGAGAAGTTCCTCCGTATGAAGCAAATATTACCAAAAAATTTATAAATAAAATGTCAAGAGTATATACTATTGGTGCTAGTAGAAATGTTAATGAAAAATATGATAGTTTTTCTGTTTTAAAAGATTCAAAAATGAAACATATAGAAAGAATGACACGTTTAATTGGAACAATAGCTACTAGAATTATGTATGTTGATGGAGAAATGCCTTACTTTGACTATCAACCAATATATTATTTTCATCCTTTCTTTGCTGATGACCCATTTAAACCTGTTGCAATATCTTATCCTTTAATGAATTATGTAGATGATTCTAGTAATTCAGATAAATTACAATATATACATTGGAATGATATAGAATATGTTATATTTGATGAAGAAGGTAATATTTTAGAGCAAAAAGAACACGGATATGGCGTTTTACCATTTGCATTTACACACAGAGA